GTCGCCGCGCAGTCGCACATCGTCGAGATGGTGCGAAAGCAGCGGATGACCAAGCAAACCTCCGAAGACGACGACCTGCTCTGGCGAGTTCGCTCAGAGTAGGGACCGCTCCGCACCGCCGGCGACACGGCGAGTGGCCCAGCCCGGCCTTAAGGGCAGCGGTAAGCGACCCAGCCTGATCGGGACGCAAGAGGATCGCGCACTCAAACGCGCAGCGGCTTCCCAGCCTCAACGGGAAACCTGTTCCACTTGCAACCCGGGCTGGGAGGCCCCGCTAATATGGCGACGACCACCATCACATCAGCCTCCGCGCTTGCTGTCAAAGTATGGGCGCGGAAGGTTTTCAACGACGCAGTCAAGACGACCCTGTACGGCAAGCTGTCGGGCACGTCGGACCGCGCGATCGTCCAGGTCAAGGATGAGCTGAAGAAGGGCGAGGGCGACCGCGTCCGCTTCCAGCTGCGTTCGCTTCCGACCGGGATCGGCGTGCAGGACGACGAAACTCTCGAGGGCAAGGAAGAGGGTCTCGACTTCCGCTACTTCGACCTGATGCTTGGCGAGAAGCGCCACGCGATCAAGGTCGACCTCAACCTGTCGGCCCAGCGCACAATCTTCGACGTGCGGCAGGAAGCCAAGGATGCGCTCGAAGAGTGGATCCAAGACTACTGCGACACGACCTTCTTCGAAGCACTGTCGGGTATGCCGCTCCGCGGCGCCGCGGTGTCGTACTACCACCCGTCGGGCTTCCTCGGCGGCAACAGCCTGCAGTCTCCGGCGGCCGATCGCATCTTGTTCGGCGGAACCGGCGTCACGGCGCGTAGCGGCCTGGCCGTTACCGACGTGATGACGCTGACCGTCCTCGATCGCGTGGCCGAATCTCTGAAGCTGGCTTCGCCGACGATGCGGCCGGCGAGCTTCGACGGCAAGCAGCTGTTCGTCGTAATCCTCCACCCGTACCAGGTGAACGACCTTCGTTCGAACACCAGCGCGGGCCAGTGGTTCGACATTCAGAAGGCCGCGATGATGGGCGGCAAGGTCGCGGACAACCCGATTTGGAGCGAAACGCTCGGGGTCTATCGCAACCTCCTGCTCATCGAGTCGACCCGCGTTCCGACGTTCTCGAACGGCGGCGCTGGCGGCAACATCGCGGGCGCTCGCGCTCTCGTTCTTGGCGCCCAGGCGGCAGTCGCCGCCTACGGCAACGGGACCGACGAGACCGGACGTCTGAAGGCAACCGACCGCACCTTCGACTACGGCAAGCGGTACGGCGTCTCGGCGACGCTCATTTGGGGCATCAACAAGACGGTCTTCAACAACCAGTCGGACTTCGCCTGCTTCGCGCTCGAAACGGCCGCGAAGTCGCACGCCTAACCTGAGTGAGCGACCGGAGGGGTTCGCCCCTCCGGTCAAGGGAGAAAGAACATGGCTCGAGTTACTACTTTCCTGGCGGCGTCGAACCTCACGCCCGCGCTCGACACTGGCGTTTACAACGTCCGCAAGGACGTCGCGATGCCGGCGACGGGCGGACCCGCGAACGGCGACTATTGCCCGCTCTTCGCGATCCAGCGCGCAGGCCGCATCATCGACGCGGACATCGCGCAGTCGGCCACCCTCGGCGCGGGCTGCACCGTGAAGCTGTCGCTCTACCGCGCCGGCGCATTGGTGCGCGACCTCACCGTGGCGACCGCTGCGGGCGGCTCGGCGTACGCGAATGCGAACACCCTTGGCCCAATCGACGCCCAAGCGGGCGACGAAGTGGTCATCGTGGTTGGCGGCGCGAACGTGGCCGCGGCCGCGACCGTCAGCGCGGACTTCCAGCTGCAGCACTGAGCGGCCGGCTTCCAGTCGGTCGATTAGGGGGAGGCGTGGGGTATGCCGTGGATCATTGGAGGGTCATCGACGCTTTCGTGGTCCGCGGCCCGTGACAAGGTCCGAACGGATCTCTGGCGCAAGGGGAGCACGGCGATACCGGACGACGTGGTCGATCGGGCGCTCCACGCCTCCATTCTCGACATTGAGAGCCGCCGCAAGTGGCTCTGGCTCGAAAACGTCTCGGGCAACATCACGATCGACGCCGACAACACGGTCCTGAACCTGCCCGCGAGCTGCGGCGTCGTTCAATCCCTGTCGGTCTTCGTCAACGCCAACCCATATTCCGATCCGCTCGAGCTCGTCCCGCTGCCCAAGCTGCGCGAGATGGTCGGCTCGGCGCGTGGCTATCCGAGCTACTACGCGATGGGCGACGGCGTCGCCTTCCTCGACTGCATCGTGCCGGGCGGCACGTCGTTCGAGCTGATCTTCCAGGCAAAGTGCCCTGATTTTCTCGACGACGCAGTGGAAACGCCGCCGATCACGCTATCGCTGCATCAGCAGGCGGTGCTGGCCGGCGCGAAGGCGCTGGTCGCGCTCGAATTCCTGCACGACGACGACAAGGCGGCGCGCAACAGCAACGCCTTCGAAGCCCACATTCGCCGGATGGAGGACCGCGACGACGCGCTTCGCGGTTCCGACAAGGGCGGCACGATCCAACCGTACACCGACATTCAGGACGCCGCCTTCGGCGTCGGGGGGAGCAATTAAATGCCCGACACCACAACCACCAATTACGGCTGGACGAAGCCGGAAGTTGGCGCCTCCGACAACACGTGGGGCGCCAAGCTCAACGCCGACCTCGACAGCATCGACACGCTCGTTAAGTCGCTGTCGGACGCGATCACCGCGAAGCTGGACGCGTCCGGCTACACCGCGGCTGACGTCCTGGCGAAGCTGCTCACCGTCGACGGCTCCGGCTCAGGCATTGATGCGGACAAGCTGGACGGCAACGAAGCAACCGCCTTCGCGCTGGCCTCGGCCGTCACCGCGGCGGCGCTGCTCGCCGCGATCAAGACCGTCGACGGCTCAGGCTCGGGGCTGGATGCGGACACGCTCGACGGTCTCGACGCTTCGGGCTTCGCGTCCGCCGGCCACACGCACACTGCCTACCTGCAGAAGACCGGAGACACGATGTCCGGCGACATCTCGCACGCGAGCGCGGGCAAGTACCCGTACTACGTCGATCCAGCGCTGACGTCGCCGCGCATCTTCTTCACCGCAGCGGGCGCGGCCGACCCGACCTCGCAGCCCGGCGATTGGTGGGTTGAGCTTTCGTAATGAAGGTCCGCGACGCGGCAAATGCTCTCAAGACCTGCACCGCGCTTCACACGCGCGATGCCGCGAACGCGCTTAAGACCATCTCGTCGATCAAGATCCGCGACGCATCGAATGTCCTGAAAACGGCGTTCACGGCCGGCGGCGGTGGGGGCAGCGCGGGCGTCACCGTCTCGCCGTCGAACAAGACCACCACGAGCGCATCGGCTACCACGAACGCGTCCGACTTCACCGCAGCCTTCACCGGCGGCACGCCGACGTCGATCGTTTGGAGCGTCGTCAGCGTCACGGGCGGGACGTGCACGCTCATTTCGGGGCAAGGAACCGCGACCGGCCGCTTCCGCGCCGACACGGGTGGCGGCGCGCAGGTGACCGCAACGATCAAGTGCACGGCGGTTATCGGCGGGGTCACCGTCTCGGACACCGCTACGAAGGTCCACAATTACACCGGTGGCGGTGGCGGCGGCGGTGGCGGCGGCGGTGGTGGTGGCAGCCCGGCCGCGAGCATCGACAACCAAACGGTCTCCGGCAACCCGACCGCCACGTATAAGCTCAGCGCCGACGGCAACGCCTACAATCAGTCCGGCAGCATCCTCGAGCAGTGGATGGACGCCGGCGCGCCGGGGAATTTCGACGTGCGGGCGACGCTTACCAGCGGATCACTCACGTCCGGCACGACCGGGACGTGGCAATCGCTGCTGTCCGATCGCCAATGGAGTTGCACCGCGCCGCTCGGCGGATCGAAGAACGCAACGCTGACCATCGAAATCAGGAATTCGTCGACGCTGGCGGTCCTCGACAGCGCGACGATCAACCTGGCGGCGGATAACTGATGGGCTTCGTTCGCTCAGAAATGGCCTTCAGCCCGGGGCTCTACGCGAACCGCTCGCGTAGGGCTTCGAAGCTGCGCTGGGTCGACGGCAACCTCGTCCGCTTCCGCGACGGCGTGCCTGCGCAGGTCGGCGGCTGGCGCGCGCTCGTGCCGAACGCCGGGTCAATCAGCGGGCTCGCTCGAGCGATCCTGCCGTGGCGCCCGAACGATCAAACCGAGCGGCTCGCTGCGATCGGCACGCACCTGGGCGCGTTCACATGGAACAGCGACAGCTTCGCGGACATCACGCCGGCGGGCTTCACAGCCGGCATCGCGACGTCGATCCCCGCGGCTGGCTACGGCGCCGGCGTGTACGGCAGCTCGCACTACGGCACCGCGCGCTCTTCGATCGGCAACCTTGTCGAGGCGTCGTCCTGGTCGTTCGACATGTTCGGGCAGATCCTGCTCGCGCTCTTCGACTTCGACGGGAAGTTCTACAAGTACGACAAGGTCGGCGGCGATACGCAGCTTCAGGCGGTGGTCGGCGCACCGACTGGCCGCGCAATCTGCATGTCCGACGAGCGGCATTGCTTCATGTTCGGGTGCGACGGCCTCCCGGGTCTCGTTCGCTGGTCGGATCGCGAAGACTTCACCGTTTGGAACCCGCTCGCGACGAACCGCGCCGGCAGCTACGAGCTGCAGGTCCGCTCGCCCTTCCAGTGCGGCGTGCGCGTCCGCGGGCAAATCCTCGGCCTGACGCGGACGGAGGTTTTCGCCTTCACGCCGCTGCAGAACGCGCTGGTCTATGCGCGCGATCGCGTGTCGACCGAAGCCGGCGTCGCCGGTCCGAAGGCAGTGGCCGTCGTCACCGACAATCAGGGCGAGACGGCCTATTGGATGGGGACCACGAATTTCTTCGCGTACGACGGGCTGGTCCGCGCGCTCGACTGCGAGCTGCGCGACTACGTCTTCGGCGATATCAACCTGATCCAGTGCGCTAAATTCTCGGCGGGGCTCAACGCCCCCTTCGACGAAGTGTGGTTCTTCTATTGCTCGGCAGCGTCGGACGAAATCGACCGCGGCGTGATTTACAATTACGCGGCGGGCACCTGGTCGAAGGCGACGCTGGTTCGACTGTGCTGGGCCGACTCCGGCATCTTCCCCTCGCCGCTCGCGATCGACGCGGCCGGGACGCTGTTCGAGCATGAAGTCGGGAAGGATGCGAACGGCGCAGTTATGCCGTCGTTCGTCCGCTCGCACCCAATCTCGATTGGCGTTGGCGAGCAGTTCGCCGACGTCGACCAGTGGTGGCCCGACATGCAGGACGGTAGCGACGCGGCCAAGGTGAGCTTCATCTGCCGCGACGGGCCCAGCCTTCCCTCGCGGACGGAAGGCCCGTTCGACTTCGCGCTGGGCGATGAGTTCGTCCCGCTCAATTTCTCGGCGCGCGAGCTGCAGCTGCAGATCGACGGCAACGGTCATTGGGAGCTGGGTCTGCCGCAAATCTCGATGCAGGGAGGGAGCCTGCGATGAGCGGACGCTTCACCGGGTCGCAGCTCGACGAACGCCGCGCGCGCGCCGCGCTGGACGATCACGAGCAGCGGCTTCGGCAGGCCGAAGACAACGATGTCCTGATCGGCGACGGACGGCGCCTCATCGTGCGCTCGCCGAACGGCCATTTCTGGAACCTGACCGTCAACAACGCCGGCGTCATCAGCGCGACCGACATGGGAACGACCGTCCCATGACCGCGATCCTCATGCACGTCCCGACTGAGCGGGTTCGGGAATACTGGCCGCAAATCCGCGCGCGCGTCGAAGAGCTGTCCCAGCTGCCCGGCGAGCCGTGGATCGCAGAGGACGTCTATCACGAGCTGCTCCTCGGCGGGACGCACCTGTTTACAACGCTCGACGTTCGTGGCTTTATCGTCACGCAAATCCGCAGCAACCCCTACTCGCGGCAGATGCACGTTTGGCTCGCGAGCAATGAGGGGAGCGACTGGACGCCGGAGTTCTTCGAACAGCTGAAGGACATCGCGCGCGCCAACGACTGCGGCTCCATCACTTTCGTAAGCGACCGAACGGGCTGGAAGCGCGCGCTCCCCGGCATTCGGGCGCAAACGCTCTACAGCTTCGATCTAGGGGACGAAAATGGCTAAGGGCGCCACCACCACGCAGAAGGACAACTCGACGCAGCAAGTCCAGCTGCCCGAGTGGATGAGCGAAGCCGGGCAGACGCTTTTCAACAAGGCGATGTCCGACAGCGCGGCGAACCCGGTCAAAGCCTATGCGGGCCAGCCGACCGCGCCGATGAGCGGCAATCAGAAGGCCGCAGAGTCGCAAGCGAAGTCGACCGCGAACACGGGGCAGTCGCAGATCGCGGCGGGAACGGCGGCCGTGCAAAGCGGCCTCGGCACCGGCGATCGGGTGAGCGCCGACAATTTCGATAATGCGGCCGCCGGCCGTTACATGAGCCCGTACCTCGGTGCCGTGCAGGAGCGCACCGTTGGCGACATCATGCGCAACGGCGCGATGCAGCTCGAGGATCTCGGCGACAGCGCCGCGGCGAACCACGCCTACGGCGGTACGCGGCAGGCGGTGGCTCAGGCCGAAGCGACCAAGGGCATCAACAACAACATTCTCAACTATCTCGCGTCGTCGAACCAGGCGGGCTACGAAAACGCGCAGCAGCAGTTCAACACTGACGCCGACCGCCAGCTGCAGGCTGGGACCACGAACGCCGGCCTCGATCAATCGGAGCTCGACCGCGCGATCGCGGGCGGCTCGGCGCTCGGCAACCTCGGCCAGCAGGCGAGCGGCATCAACGCCGAAAGCATCATGAACCTGCTTAAGACCGGCGGCGTCGCTCAGGACACTGCCAATGCCGCGGCGGCCGCGAAGTACAACGAATTCCTGCGGATGCAGGACGCGCAGGTCAATCGCGACGAAGACCTGATGTCGATCCTCGCAGGGACGCCGCGCAACGTCACCACCACGGCGCACGGAACGACGAGCCAAACGTCCAACCCGGGCTGGCTCAGCACGGCGCTCGGCGCCGGGCAAATCGCCGCTTCGTTCTACTCCGACGAGCGCCTGAAGGAAAACGTCGAGCCGGTCGGCGAAATGGCCGACGGCCTGCCAGTGGTCGACTTCAATTATCGCCCGAACCTTGGGCTTCCGAGCGGTCGCTTCCGCGGCGTTCTCGCGCAGGACGTCGCGCGGGTCCGTCCGTCGTCGCTCGGTCCGAAGGTCGACGGCTTCGCCACAGTCGACGCGTCACTCGCGCCGCAGCTAGTCGGAGGGTCAAATGGCTAAGATGAACACGAAGACGTCACTCGGCTTTCCGCAGATGCCGCAGGCACAGCCCAGCGGCGTCATGCAGACGATGGTCGCACCCGCGCCAGCGCCTGCCGCGCCAGCGCCTGCTCCCGTCGAGAACCGGCCCGTCGACGTCGTCACCGCTGGCGGTCCGCCGCCTGCACCGGCTGCTCCCGCCGCGCCCGCTGCGACCTCAATGCCGGCGACGGCGGCGCCTGCGATCCCGGGGAAACCGGGGAAGTTCAACGACGCCAACAGGGTGGCGCAGTTCCAGCAGCGCATGCAGGACAAGATCACGAGCCGCGTTGCCAAGAACCCGGGCTTCCTCGATCGCCTGCAGGCGATGATGGGTCAGGACCGCGGCTTCTACGCTCGCCTTCAGCGCAGGGCTCCCGGCTTCGATTGGGCCGGCTTCATCAACGGCCTTCGTCCCGCCGCTCCGGCTCCTGCGCCCGCCCCCGCGCCGGCTCCGGCGGCGACACCGCCAGCCACCAACACCGGCATCGTCCCGCCGCCCGTAGCCGCGCCGGTCATGCCCAGCGCCGCGACCCCGTCGGGCGTCGTCTTCAACCCGCTCAACCTGACAGGCATCGGAGGCTAAAATGGCCGGCTTCTTGGACTTCCTGAGCCCCACGCTCGCCAACCCGCGCATGGCCGCGCAGATTGGCTCGCCCCTGCTCAGCGCATTGCTGATGAAAGGCGGCGGCGGGGGTGGAGGGGCGGTCCCGCCTCCCGCTGACGTCGCGGCCGGTCCGCAAGTCGGCCAGCAGGTCGGATCGGACATGACGGATGCCGGCAAGGCGGCGAACGTGATTACGAACCTGCCGACGATGTCGAACCCGGCAGACTTCGGCGCGGACGCGACGCAAGGCATCAACGACGCGCTGACAGCGAACGCCGCCAAGCCGCGCGGCTTTCTTGATCGCATCGGCGATTTCCTGCACTCCGACGAAGGGCGCGCGGCGCTTCTGCGCTCCGGCGCGGCCACCCTCACCGGCGGCCTTGGCGCTGGCGTCGCAGCTGGCGCGGACTTCATGGACCGCCGCCGCAAGGAGCGCGCCGTGGCTGCTTCGGACGAGGCTGACCGGGCTCTGCGCACCCGCGCGCTAGACGACACGCGCGATTATCGGATGGGTGAGCTCGACCTGCAGGACATGCAGAACCACGAGACTGCCCGGCACAACCGCGCTGGCGAGTCCAACGACCGTTATGGCATCGACAGCGCGACCTACCGCACCGAGCTGACGGATCGGGGAGCGACCCGCCGGACGCAGATGGAGCAGGGGGGCGCGAATTATCGCACCCACGTCACGACCGGCGAGCAGCGGTACGAGCATGAGACGCCGTCGGGCAGCACACTCGCCTCTGAGGCGGGCGCGAACTATCGCGCGACCCTGCCGGGCAAGCCCGACTACGGCTACAGTGAGACGGCCGAGACGACGGACGACCCCGGCAGCAACGGCTTCTTCGGCATCGGCGCGCGGCCGCCGCTAAAGAAGGTTACCACCACGCGCACGCCGATCCGGCCGTCGCAGGTGCAGCCTGCGGATGGGACTGTCCAGCAGATCACCAGCGACGCCGAATATGCCGCTCTTCCGTCCGGCGCGAAATTCCGCGGGCCCGACGGCCAGGTGAGGATCAAGCCCTAGGTGGGCTGGCAGGACGCCCCTCTCGCATCCCCGACCGGACCGAAACCGGCTTGGGCAAGCGCACCGCTCGCGACGCAGTCAGATGCGCCGGCGGGCGGCGCTGTGCCCGAGGACCCGCGCGACGAAGGCTTCTTCTCGAGGCTGGGCGATTTCATGCGGCGCACAGGACGCATGGCTGACGTCGGCGGGCACTCGCTCGTCGGCGGCCTTGAGCGCGCCGGCCAAGCAGCCGCGAACGCGATCGGTGTCGAGAGCGCCGGCGACTATCTCGGCAAGGAAGCCGCGATGAACGAAGCGGCCGCGAACACGCCGGTCCCCGGGACGACCAGCTGGGAGGACGTAAAGGCCGATCCGTCGCTCAGCAACGTCGGCAGTTTCGTCGCAGAGCAGGGCGCGGCGTCGATCCCAAGCCTCGCAGCTGTTGGCGTGTCGGCGCCGCTCTTCGCTGCTTCGCGCCTGGGCGATGTTGCTCAGCGTCGCGCCGAGAATAATGGCGAGCAGGCGCCGACGGTTCTCGACCTGTTGAAGGCGGCGCCCACGGCTGCGGTCGACACCGCACTGATGCGCGGCGGCCTGAGCGGCATCCTCAGTGGCTCGCTCCCGAAAGCGGTTGTCCGCGAGGGCATCGCTCAGGCCGGGATGCCGGTCGCCGACTATGCGGGCGAAACGGTCGGAACGAACGTCGGCTTCGACCCGAAGGAAGCGGCCGATCGCGCTGCAGCCGGCCTCGTAGCCGGCGTTCCGCTTGGCGCTGGCGCTCACCTTGGCGTTCGCGGCGTCCGCGCTCTTCGCGAAGTGTACGCGACCAAGGGCGTCGACACGTCCGGCATGTCCGACGAAGCGCTCACCGAAGGCACGCTCAACGGGAGCATCCATCCAGACGTGGGGCCTGCGGACGTCGACGCGATCCTGCAGTCGGCCGGGTCCAGCGCGGCGCACTTCTCGACGCCGGAGCGCGCCGCCCAAGCTGCAGGACGAGTCCGCACCGTTCGCCCCGAACAGCCGTCGCAGCTCGAGCGCGAACTGGCCGTCACCGAGCAGACCGAAAGCCACGGCGATCCGAACGCGGTCAGCCCGAAGGGCGCGCGCGGCTCGATGCAGACGATGCCCGACACGCTGCGCGATCCGGGCTACGGGGTGAAACCGGCTCAGAACGACAGCCCCGAAGAGATGCGTCGCGTCGGGCGCGATTATTACACGGCGCTCCGCAAGCACTACGGGAGCGCCGCGAAGGCGTGGGCCGCGTACAATGCCGGTCCTGGCGCGCTCGACGGCGCGATCGCGAAGTACGGCGACGACTGGCTCGCCCACATGCCGGAAGAGACGCGCAACTACGTCCGCAAGAACGTCGCTGACCTGGGCGGCGAAGCTCCGGTCTATCGCGCCCCGGCGCCGACCGACGACGTGTTCCGGTCCGACAGCGGCTTCGAGCGTACCGACGCCGCGCAATCGCCGACGGAGGCTGAGCTCAACGAACCCGGCGCGCGCTATTCGCGCACGGCGACAGGCGACAGCAGCAGCCCGTTCATGGACGCGATGGATGACCCCGAAGGCCACCCCGGCTTTTGGGAGCGCCGTTCCGAGATGCAGGCCGAAGACCTGCGCAAGGAATGGGAGGCGAGCCGTCGGGAGCCGCCGCCTGCTTCCGAGGACCCGGCCGCGAAGTACGGCGCGAACAATTACGGCCAGCGTCCACACGCCGATGTCCGCGGCAATTTCGCCACGACCGACGACGGCCACATTGCCGACGTCAACGGCAAGCCCGTCGCCTTCCGCACCGTCCGGTCGGCAGCTCAGTTCGCCGCGAAGAACAAGCTGGGCGGCGACTTCGAACCGCGCGTGTGGGCGGCCAACGGCACGCGCGTCGTCCTGACCCGTCGCCCGGGTTCGGCCTACGGGGAACGCCCGGCTCGGCCTGAAGGACCGGCCGAACCCGCAGCCGGCCGGAGCGAAGACACGTCGCAGCGGCTCATCCCCGATTGGATGAGGGCCCCGCTTGCATCCGAAACTGCGTCCGGTGGCGCGAAAAACGGACTGCCGGGAGGCGAGCCCCAAGCAGGACGCCCCGCGGTGGCATCGGAGGCTGAGCCGCGTGAAACGGCGCCGAATTTGCGTGCCGAGCGCGGGTCTGAAATCGACCTCTCTGTTCCACGTGAAACCGAAAATGTACCCGCCGGGCCCGAGCGGTTCGACGAAGCGCCGCCGCTGACCGACGGTGATTTCTATCAGGGCGGCACATTCGAGCGCCCGCGGCCTGAACCGGCGCCGGCGGGCGAGGCTCCACGACCGCGGAATTTCCTGCAGGCGGTCGTCAACCAGCTCAATGATCGCAGCCGGAAGTCGGGCCTGCGTCACAGGATCGACGCGGAAGACGCGATCAACCACGGCGTTGACGCCGACGCGATCTACGTCAACCCGAAGGCGAAGTACCCGACGGTCAAGGCGCACCTGCAGCGCGTCTTCTCGAGCCCGAAGGCCCCGCTCCGCTCGAAGGCGCAGCCGGTCAAGCTCCACGCGCTCGACGACCTTGGCGATCGCTTCGATTACCGCAATTTCGGCAGCGAACACGGCGACCGGCCGGAGCCAGCGGAGATTGGGCGGCTGCTGTCCGACTCCATTCGCGGCCACGAAGACGCCTTCGACCGCAGCGACCCGAATTACGACCGGCGCCAGGAGTGGATCGCGCGCCACAACGCGGCGATGGAATTCGAAAGCCGCTACGGCGATCGCTGGGCTGAGATGCCGGACGAAGAGCTCGACCGCATCGACGCCGAAGACGCCGGCCCAATCGACTACCTGTGGGATCATGTGCTAGGAGAAGGCGATGAGCGGCCTGCGGAAACTGAAGCACGCGACGCCCGACCAGCTGGCGAAGATGAAGGCGGTTCGGGACGATCCGAGCGAGGATCCGACGAAGCGGGCGGACGCGGGCCTGCTGCTGAAGATGCACTCTTCCCTGAACGGGAAAGCGACCAGCGCGACGCCCTCCAACGGCGAGCCGACGAACCTCTAAAGCCTGACGCGGAGCAGAAGCCGGCCGGTTCCGACGGCGGCCTATTCGACACTCAGGACACAACCGGCGACCTGTACGGCGCGAAGAACAAGTTCGTCACGCGCGAGAAGAAAGAAGCCGCCAGCCGCAAAATCAGCGACGCGTCGAAGCGCGCGCACAGCGGCGTCGATCCTGAAGCGGTCGGCGCCATGGCGACTGAAGCCGCGTTCCACGTAGAAGCATCGGCTCGCAAGGTTGCGTCGATGATGCTCGAGCCGGACGCGGACCCGGGCGAAATCATCCGCGCCGCTCGCGACATGGTGAAGTCGCCGGCCAAGACGACGAAGGGCCTGCTGAAAGCGCTCGATCGCTTCGGCTCCGCGGTCGCCTACAGCTCAGACGGAGCGCTGCGCACCCTCGCCCGCCACTACAAGTCGCCCGAGATTGTCCGGCTCGCCGACATGTTCCAGGCGCGCGCCGGCAAGGACGATGCAACCGGCCGGACCTACGACGAAGCTCTGAAGCGGCAGAACGGGCGCTTCCGGTCACGGCTGGACGCAGCGCTCGATCCATTCATCGGCAGCAAGCCGGCGATGGAGCGAATTCGCGACCTGCTGGCCGATCCCGACCGCACGGTTCGTTCGACCGAAAAGGAGCGCGCCGCAGCCCGCGAAATCCGTGACCTGCTCAAGGACGTCATCGACTACCGCAAGGAAGCCGGCGAGGACATCGGCGAGGTTAAGAATTACTTCCCGCGCGTTCTCGACTCGCTGGCCGTCGCGAACGATGCAGGGAAGTTCAAGGCGGCGGCAGAGCGCCTCTACCGCGGGCTTGGCGTCGACGATCCACGCGCTGCGGCCGAAGCATGGCTGACCCGCGTTCTCGACACGCACGCCGGGCTCGACGGCGGCGAGGAATTCGTCGTCAGCTCCGGCAAGCCGTCGTCATCGAAGAGCCGCGAGTTCGGCGCCGAAGCTGACCGCGAGCTGCGCGACTTCCTGCAGAAAGACCCGCTGCTCGTCCTGTCCGACTACATCACCGGCTCGGTCCGGCGCGCTGAGCAGACCCGCCGCTTCGGCGCGAAGGGAGCGGTCAACAGCGCTGAGCGCGGCGCTTGGATGAAGGAACACGGGACCAAGACGCAGTGGGACGTCATGGTCGACAAGATCCGCGATGAAGTGCGCGCCAGCGGCGAAGATGCCGACGGCGTCATCCGCGCGATCCATCGCATCCGCGACGGCAATCTCGGTCGGCTGGGCACGGCCGGCGTTCGGGTCAGCCGCGCGGTTTCTACCATCCACGCGTGGAACCAGCTGTCGACCCTGCAGAAAGTTACGTTGTCGTCGATCGGCGACCTGGCGATGGGCTTCGTCCGCGCCGGCCCGACCTATGGCGTTCGGCATCTCACCACGTCGCTCAGGGAAGCCGCGCGTCTCGTCGAGACCTTCGGCAAGCGCGACCTATCGGACGGGCACCGCTGGGCGGAAGCGATGGGCACGGTCGGCCACGGCACCGCGTCGCAGCTCATCCAGGCGCGGATGGATGCGGCGCCGGGAGCAATCCAGCACGCGAGCCTGCTCAACAAGTTCTACCACAAGGTCGGCATCGAGCAGCTGACCCAAGGCGGCCGCATCGCCGCGACGAACAACGCGAAGGTCTTCCTCGACACGCTGTCCGGCGACCTGCTCAGCAAGTCGGCCCGCACTCGCCAGCGCGCCACCCTCTACCTCAAGGAGTTGGGCATCAAGGACCCGCAGGCGTTCGGCGAGTGGCTGCGCAAGGGCCCGCCCTCCTCTGCCGAGCTCGCCGCCGATCGGGGCCACGCCGCCGACTACGCAACAGCCGTCGTCCGCTTCGCCGATCAGACGATCCTCATGCCGTCGCGGGCGATGAAGCCGGCGTGGGCGAACCATCCGGTCGGCTCGCTCTTTTTCGCGCTGCAGTCGTACAACGCCGCCTTCACGCAGAACGTGCTGAAGCGCACCGGCCGCCTCGCGATCCAAGGCGTGAAGAGCAAGGATCCGGCGCTGCTCATTCCGGCGTCCGGCCTTGTGGTGCTGGTGGCGATGAACGCGTTGCAGCTGTACCTGCGCACGAACCTCTTCGGCGGAAAGCAGCCGGACGATGCAGAGGCGTTCGCGCTGCAGGCGATGGACCGCGCGGGCCTGACCGGCATGGCCTCGCCGATCTTCAACGCCTTCCTCGGGCTCAAGTACCATCGCTCGGTCAGCCAGAGCCTGCAGGGTGCGGTTGTCGGACGGGTTGCGCAGGGCATCGACGCCGCCGGCGGGCTCGCGATCGGCAACAGCAAGAAAACGAACACTGCCGAGCGGAATGCCGCTGGGCTGCTCTACGACTTGGGCATCGACCCGGCGATCAATGCCTTCGGGGCGAAGTATCTGCGCGGCGCCGCTGGGACGGCGACGATCTTGGGAACCGGCAACAGGGAAGGCGGCGCACTGCCTGGCGACCGCGACGCCTTCATTGACGCCGTTGCGGGGAGGGAGAAGAAGCGTGTTTCATCGGGAGAATGAGGTTCTTCGCGCTGGCACGGGGCTCGCTGTCCCCGGCGCGACCATCACGGTTTACGTCAACGGCACCGACACCGCCGGCGACTACACCAACGCCACCAAGGCGACGATCTACCCGACGAACGTAGTCGGCACGCCGATCGAAAACGCGACGCTCGTGGCCGATGCGAATGGCGAATATTCCTATTTCGCCCCCGACGGCATCTACGACGAAGTGATGCGCTACGGGTCGGTCACCGACGTCGACACGTACATTCAGATGTTCGACCTCGAGTTCGCGGGGCAATCGCCGGGAGAAGCCGCAGCAGCCGCAGAAGCCGCCGCCACGGTGGCGACGACGCAGGCGACTGCCGCGTCCGTATCGGCATCGAACGCGGCCGCCTCTGAGGCGAACGCGGCGGCCAGCGCTTCAGCAGCTGCGACGTCGGCGACCGCGGCCTCCACGGCTCGCGACCAGGCGACGACCTCGGCAAACAACGCCGCCGCCAGCGCGAATTCCGCGTCGGACTCCGCGAGCAGTGCCGCGGTGAGCGAGACGAACGCCGCCGCTTCGGCCGTCCTCGCTCAAACCCCGCCGGGCGTCACGACGCAGGCGGGGACGAGCTACACGGGCGTCCTCGGCGATGCGAACAAGTATATTCGCTTCACCAACGCGGCCGCGGTGGGCTTCACCATCCCGCCGAACAGCGCGGTCGCCTATCCCGTCGGCACCGTGATCGAGATGGAGCAGGCCGGAGCCGGCGCGCTGACCGTCGTTGCGGGAGCGGGCGTCACGATCAATTCGCGCGGCGCGGACCTGACACTTGCCGGTCAGTTCGCCGTGGCGGCGCTGAAGAAGGTCGCCACCGACACCTGGACGCTGGCGGGCGACCTCTAGTGATCGGGCTAAACCTCGGGATCAGGGCGGCGTCGCGCCGCCGAACCGCCCCGGCCTCGAGCGTGCCCGGCACCATCGACCCGAGCATCTCCGCGCCAGAGCTCAGCCTCAACACCGGGCAAACGACCTATCCGCCGAAGTTCATCGCGGCGCTCGATGACACTGCGATCGTCGGCGACACGGTCTGCTTGAGGCAGGCCGACGATGATGCGTTCACGGTCAACGTAGTCGATTACTTCAACGCCGTCGACGCGGCCGAAGCGACGGACACCAGCGCCGGGACGACCGGCAAGATCACGTTCGCGGGACTCAGCGCCATTGCGAGCGGCACGCACCGCTTCAAAGCCTGCGACATTCGCGGCGGAGTCCGGTCCGACTGGTCGAACGTCGTCACGCACGGACCGGACGACATCGCGCCGGTTCTCAGCGCCGGCTCGGCAACCATGGTCAGCGCCACGCAGGGCACCGTCGGCTTCACGACGGACACCGGCGAGGGCAACGCCTACATCGTCCTGACGCTCGGCAGCACGCCGCCGTCGAAGGCGCAGGTGAAGGCCGGACAGAACGCAGGCGGTTCGGCAGCTGCGTGGGCCTCGGGCGCGAAACCGATCACGTCGGCCGGCGCGAAGAGCTATGGCGCGACCGGGCTGACCGCGTCCACGCTTTACTACGCCTGGGTCATGCACGAAGACGCGACTGGCAACCAGTCGAACGTTCTCGCCGCAGGCAGTTTCACGACCGACGCGGCAGTGGCCTTTAGCCTCACCGAAGTCGCCGCCCCGAACACGCAGAACATCGGCTTCGGCAGCACCACGGCCACCTTCTCCGCGCTGTCGTTCGGCGCGGCGCAGACCAGCCGCTATCTCATCGCCGCGATAGACGCTTACGACGGCGGCAACGTCCCGAGCTCGGTGACGATCGGCGGCGTCAGCGCAACGAAGATCGACTCCAACGACAAACTGAGCGTGTGGATCGCAGCGGTTCCAACAGGGACAAGCGGCAACGTCGTTGTGACGATGCCCGGCAGCATTTCGTTTTGCGGCATGAAGCTGTGGCGCATGGTCGGTGGGAACAGCGCTGCGACGCAGATTGTGAAGCTGCCCAAGGCGTTCAACAATTCGCCCTTCCAGGTGTCGGTGACGACCCCGAGCGGCGGCGCAACCGCCGTGATCGGGTTCGTTGAGACCCTCAGCGGCACCGCGTCGTGGTCGAACGCGACGGCCGCCAGCCAGGTCAGCAACAGCAACGACAGCATTTGCAGCGCGATCCGCACGACGGCTGGCGCCGCGACCGTGGGCCTTAGCGGCTTCGGCAATCAAAACAGTGCCATGATCGCAGTGAGCTTTGGACCATGAGGGACGGCAGCACCATTCTCGGATCACTGAAGCTCAAGTCGGGCAAGATCGGCGCCGGCGGCTTCTGCACGGGCATCTCGGCCGCCAACGACGGCACGCTGATGATCCGCACCGACACGTTCAACTCCTATGTCCTCCCGGCAGGCGGCTCGACGTGGCAGCTGCAGCTGAAGCCCGGCATCAACATCGCCGGCTCAGCGATCGACATGTTCTATACGCCCGATGGGTCGGCGGCGAGCCCGTGGGGGCAGGTGGGGTGCTACGCGGCCGCGATCGCGCCGAGCAATCCGAACGTCCGCTACATGGTCTCGATGGGCTTCGTGTACGCGACGCAGGACGGCGGCGCGACCTGGACGAAGACGAACCTCGCACAAAAGACCGGATGCGCGCCGAACGAATCCAGCCGCATGACCGGCCAACCGCTGGCGGTCGACCCGCAAAACCCGGCGGTCTGCATCGCCGCGCTACCCACGGGCGCGTTCATCACGTCCGACTACGGCGCGAACTGGACGGCGATTTCCACTGCCTCGGTCCCGGCGCCGGCGTCAGGCAAGCGGAGCATCGTCGCTTTCGATCCCAGCTCGTCGGTCGTCGGCGGCAAGAAGCAGGGCATCTACATTTTCGTCAACGGCACCGGTCTCAAGCATTCGACCGACGGCGGCGCGACGTGGAGCTCGGTCACGGCCCCGACGAACAGCCCGACGGCCGCCTCGCACATGAAGATCGGCAGCAACGGCTACGTCTATCTCGGCGGCGACGGGGCTGCTGGCACAGCGCGCTTCCGCCGCTGGAACGGTTCGGCGTGGCTCGAGCCTACGGGCATCGTCTGCAAGTCGATGGCGGTCAGTCCGCACAATGCCGGACACGTTTACATCTGCGGCGACGGCGGCGGGCTCGACTTCAGCTCGGATTATGGCGCGACCTGGGCGCTGGGCGGCGGCTCGTTCTCGGTCGATGATCGGGTCGCGACCAACATCGGCTGGCACGCCGCGACCAAAGAAAACTACATGACGAACGGCGACCTGATCTTCGACCCCACGGTCAATCGGCTGTGGATCGCCGAAGGCATCGGCGTCTGGAAGATGGACAGCCCGCCGACGAGCATGACCTTCGCGAGCCACTTCACGTGGACCGAATGGTCAAGCGGCATCGAGAACATGGTGACAGGGACGATCAACTGCGCTCCCGACGGAGGCGTGGGCTACGCCTGCCAGGACCGCGGCGTCTTCATCCGGCCACCGGGCACGGTCGGCGTCACATATCCCTCCGGCCACGGTGAGGATTACAACGACGCGATCTACTTCAGCCAGTCATGCGACCAGGCGCCTGAGGACAACGCCTTTTGGGCGGGCACATTCTACAGCGGTTCGCGCTGCACGGGCTTCACCACCGATCGCGGCCTAACGCCGTGGACCGCACGGAACGCCTTGCTCTCGACCAGTGGAGGCATCGGCGGCGGCCAGATCGTCGTGCTGTCGAAGGACGTATGGCTGCAGGTCCAGGTCGCGGTCACCCCGATCGCCACGGGAGGAGCGAAGAACCGGGTCTATCTGACGACTGACCGCGGCCTTACGTGGTCGGCCATCACGATCGGGGACAACAGCTGCATCGTCGGGCAGTATTCCTATAACCACAACCGCCGGGTGCTGGTGAAGGACCGCTTCACTGCCGGCCGGGCCTATTTCTACAACGTCGCCGACGTCGACAATCCTTCTTCGGCGGGGTCGGTTGCCTGCAAGGGCTGCTGGCGGATCGACGTCAACCTCACCACGTTCGCCGTCACCGTCACCCGCATGAGCAGCTCTTACATCATCGGAGGCGGCTCCGACGCGTTCCACGGCAAGCTGACCCAAGGCGGGTCCGCGAACGAATGGTACTGGTGCGGCGGCGACAATGCCCTCGGGCTGTGGCGGTCAACGGACGGCATGGCGACGTGGAGCGAAGTCACCGGCACCGATGACCAAGGCGCCGGGACGCACTTCGCGGAAGTGTTCGCGGTCGGCGTCGGCAAGGCGCTCGCGACCTCGAGCTACAAGACGATCGCGGTGGTCGGCTGGCGGATGAACACGCCGGCGAATGCTTCCAACGCGACGGGCTACGGCCTTTGGGAAAGCACCGACAACGGCGCGACGTGGAAGCTCGCCGCGCAATTCATGGGCGGCATCTTCGACCTCGTCTGCGACATGGTCGGCGATCCAACGAAGTACGGCCGGTTCTTCATCGGCTATGGCGGGACCGGCATGTGGATGCAGACGTACGACTACCAAATGGCGATGCAGTAGAGTTTGCGTAGGGGAGGGAACGAATGGGGGGCGACTGGTTCGACAGGTTCGTGATGGGTATAAAATATCCCAGCCTGATCGGGCTCGGGTGGTTCCTGTACCGCATCACCGTTTTCGTTTGCAATTTCTTAGCCGGCCGGATGGACGCTCGGCACGCGCGAGTTGATGAGCTCGACAAGCGGCTCAACGTATCCCTCGGCAAGCGCCTCGATCATCTCGAAGAAGCTGAGGCGCGCAACCAGTCGCGCATCATCCTGCTCGAGAACGCGGTCGCGATCCTGCTGACCGAGCTGCGGCTGACGGACCCGACGAACAGCAAGCTCAAGGAAGTCGCCGCCATGCTTCGCGCGGCGCTCCCGATCGCGAGCGACCACCCATTCGACGACCTGCTGCGCCAGGCCGAGCAGAGGGACACCAAGCAATGAGCGCCCTGCATCAGCTGCAGCTCTATCTGCGCGACACCGGCCGGTACAACGGCGACATCGACGGCATCTACGGACGGCTGAGCCGCGCCGGCGTCCTGATGGGGCTCGAGGACGGCCCCGACACGCTGCTGACCGACGACGACTATCTGGCGAGCTCGAGGCGGCTGGCGATCAAACAGTCGGCGATCCGCGCGTTCGCCGAAGTCGAAGCCGCGGGTGCCGGATTTTTCGCCGGGAAGCCCAAAATTCTGTTTGAGCCGCACGTTTTCTGCCGGCTGACGAAGGGAAGGTTCAGCGCCGACTATCCGACGCTCAGCTACGGAAAATGGGGCGAGCGGCCGTACCCGCCTACGCAGGACGAGCGCTACGCCCAGCTGCTGATCGCGGCCGGGCTGGACCCGTGGGCCGCGTTCCAGTCGACGTCCTACGGGAAGTTCCAGATCCTCGGCGAGAATTTCGGCAAGTGCGGCTTCGACAGCCCGTGGGCGTTCGCGTTCAACCAGGCCTATGACGAACAGTCCCAGCTGAAGGCGTTCGAAAACTTCCTGCGCGCGACCGGGATCGACAAGCTGCTGCGCGCCTCGCTGTGGGCCGAAGCGGCGAAGGCATACAACGGGCCCGCCTATCTTCGGAACCGCTACGACGTGAAGCTCGCCCAGGCCGCGCGCAAGTGGGCGCAGAGGCTCGGCGAATGAGGCTCCTCCCTAACTGGCCGATCACGGAGAACCCGAGCGATACGCGCAAGTGGCTCGCGCTCATCGTCTCGTTCGGCGGGAATGTCGTCTTCACCGTCGGCGCCGGCATTATGGTCTATATCATCTGGAAGGGCGGTTGGTCGGCCGGAACCGAGAACAAGCGTCTCGACCTCCTCGGCTGGGCGATGATTATGATGCTCGCCGGCTCGATCACGGGTAATTGGGCCTACGGCTTCGTCCTCAATCGCCGCACGCTGAAGATCAGCAAGGAAGGCTTCGAAGCCTCGGGCGGCGACGACCCATCGCCGACCGTCACGACGACCACGACAACGGCGGTCCAGCCGCCGCCTGGCGGGCCCGATGCTCCTCGCTAGGCTCCTGTTCCTCGCCCTCGTCGCGCTGGCGGTCTTCGGGCCGTCGGCAGAGCGTGATCGTCAGCCGCTCCTTGTCGACGCGGACTATCCCGTTTGCGTCACTGTCCGGCCGCCGCCGCTCGAGCCCCGGCCGTCGACGAAAAACCTCTATCCGCGAAGGAAGGACATCGCATGACCGCCGCTGCTCTCAAATTCCTCGGCTGGCGTGGCATCGTCGGCCTCGTCGGGATGCTCGCCCTGTCCGTCCTGCTCGTCGTCCAGAAGGGCGAGACCCGCCACTGGAAGAAACAGAGCGGCCAGTTCGAACAGCTCTACCGCGGCGAAGTGACCGCCCATCAGAAGACGATCGGGAATTACCGCGTGGCCGCCGAACAGGCGCGCAAGGACGACGCCGCGAACGCCGCTCGCGTCCTAGCCGACCAACGTGCAATCAACGAAAGGACGTCACATGACTTCGAAGCTCGCCTTGCCGACGCTCGCGCTCGTGCTGCTGCTCAGCGCCTGCGGTCAGGAACGGCCGCAGCCAATTCCGGCGGTGGCAGAACAGCGCCAGTGCCCGGCGTACCCGCTCCCGCCGGCCGATCTGCTCAAGCCGCCGGCGAAGGTGGACTTCCTGCCGAAGACGCCCTGACGGCGACCGAGCAGGCGATCCAGCTGGACGAGCTTATCAAGTGGGTGAAGAAGCAGAGCGCCGTGGACGTGAACGGCCATTGAGCCGCCGTCGTCGCCACTCGCGCTTGATCCGACGCAGGACTGCGAGCGCGGGTCGCGCGACACTGTAACGATCCAGGCCGCGCGCTCCGGCGATGTCGGAAACTGACGGCCGCTGCACCGCGATCTGCGGCGCGCAGAGGTGGACGCGGATGTCGGGATTGGCCCGCCTGAACCAGACGTAGGCGCCGTCGATCGGCGGTGGGCTCGGATGGCCTTTCAGGCCTTCGAGGAACGGCACCAGGCGCTTCGCCGCTTGCGCGGAAAAGCCGATGCAGTGGGTTCCCTCGATATGCTCGTCGCTGTGATAGGTGCCGCCGCCCCAAAGGACGTCGACCTCCGGCCGGCGCAGCCCCGCCGCCGCGGTGAAGTCGGCGTCGTCCTCGAGGATCATGACGCTCTCGCCGGCCTCGGCGGCTTCCTTCAGGATCGCGAGGTGGCTCTCGAAACAGCCGCGCTCGCCGATGCTGCGCCACGGTGCCGCGGCGTCGGGCTTCACCGCCTCGAAGAAGGCGACGCGCCGGTCGCCGGCAAGGCCGACGCGGCTCAATTCACGCCTCATCTGCCGCCGCCGATCCCGGCGCGACGCCAGATTGATGATCCTGATGCGCTGGTACGCCGCAAACACGCTGAGCTCCCCGCTCAAGCGATTCGGCCCAGCCATGTTGGCGGGGCGTTCGAAGAATGTCGAGCGCCCGGCGCGCGCTCCGCATAAAGGTTAGACAATCCACGCCGGGCTCTCTCTGCAGTAACGTGGCCGGCGGGAGCGGGGTTGGACAAACCATCCATTGAAATTCCTCGCTTCTTTCAGTCCCTCCACTCCTGCCACCTTGGGGCGCGTCGCAGAGGGAAATTGCGGTAAGATTGTCTAACCTTCAGATGCAGGGTTAGACAATCCTTTCGTCCATTCGATTACTTTCGCAATAGCTGCGTCGGCCAACGCACGCTGCTCGGCATCAGCGGTGTACGTCGCAACGTCCGAGTCGCTCGACCACTGGCCGACCGCCTTCAGTTGTTGCTGCGTGGCGCCCAGGTCGGCCGCTCGGCGAGCAAGTGCCTTCCGAAGCCCGTGCGCCGTGCACTGCGGCAAGCCCGCTTCGTCGCAGCGCTCTCGGAACCAGCCACCAAAGCCGGCCACCGTGAAGGGCCGGCCGTACTCGGTCACGAGCAAGGTCGTCATGCCGACCGCCGGCATCGCGACGATTGCAGCGACCAAGGGCGGCGCCGCGAGAACATCGACCATCTTGCCTGTCTTCCCGGCGGTGAGCCGGATCCTGCCTCCTTTGATGTGCTGCGGCCCAACGCGCACCGCATCAGCGCGGCGTAGCCCGGTCCAGAGCATGAGCTCGAGCGCCAGCCGCGCCTTCGTGCCCAGCGCGTGCCGCTTCTGGAAGGCGGTGATTTCCTCTTCGGTCCAACTGTGGAAACCGACGCGCTCGGCCTTGACTGGCAATTCAGCCTCCTCGGCCGGATTGCGAGCGATCCACCCTAACCGGATCGCGTAGGCGAAGAGGCGCTTCAGCTGATCGTGGAGGTTCGCCGCGGCGCCTGGTCCTCCGACAGTTCGCTTCCCGATAACGCGTTTCTCGGCTCGCTCGAGCAAGACGGCTTCGACGTGGTCGAACCTGAAGTTCTCCACCATGTCTTTTGCAAACTCGACGCGGAACGGCTCGACGATGCTACGCACCGTGCGGCGGTGCGCTTCGCTCGCCTTCAGGAATTTGGCGCTCCGGTAGAAGCGGGCAACCAAGTCGCCGACCGACCGAGCGACAACGCGCGCCTCGACCGGCTGTGGTGCGCCGGCCATAGCCGCTTCGTATGCAGCTTTGTAATCTGGATGCTCTGGATGGGGCAGGTAGATGTCCTGCCCATTGCGTCTGAACCTGCATCGCTCCCGACCGTGGCGGTCGCGCATGAGGGTCGTGTACGGGTCGCGCTTAGGTCTTCTTGCCATTCAGCAGCCGGTCCAAAGGGTTTACCTTCTCCGAGTCGGGTTCGCCGACAATAACCTCAATTCGGCCTTCGACTACAACGACGCGCGCCACCTGCAGCCCAGCCGCCTTTACGCCCTTAACGGCGCGGGAGACGTCGTCCTGCTTGAAGCTGGTGCGCGCAGTCATTGGTCGTTTTTGCACCCGAGCCGGTCGAAAAACGAACCGTCCGCGTTGCCCGCGACCTGCTCCGGCGTCTCAGGTGGTGGCGCGGTAGTCGGCGCCTTGTTCGCGTGTTTTTGAGCAATCGGACCCGGCCGGAACGGATGCAACGGGCAGTTGGTCGACGAGCATTCCGCGACCTGAGCGCGCCAGGTGCCCGGTGAGATGGGATCGTAGATGCACGATTTGCATTTCGCTGCGATCGCGCCGCGCGGCGACAGGCTCTTGGTCACTTCGGTTCCTTGCTCTCGGCGAGGGCTGCGCGCCCAATAGGTAGCGCTTGGTCTAAATAGGCTTCCGACCAGTTATAGCCACGTTCATTGATTTCTGGTGCGACCGGATAAGCAGCGTGGACGAAAATACGCAGCGCTTCTCTTAATCTCTCCCGCTCATCCAGTAGAGGCTGGAGGACGGCGAGGAGGTGATCAACCTTGTCCGCTCCTGTAGAGAATGGGTCGGCCTTGAACGCGTTCAGCCAATCAATAAGCTTCTCGCGCTGTTCAACCAATGGGCTATCGGGTGGTTGGGTCATGGGGCTGTCCATTCGATCAGCGGTGTGTCGTAAGCGAGCATGAGCGGGTGCTTGGGGTGCCCGCATTTGGCCGGTTCGCCGATGCTCAGCACTGGCGGGTAGCATTGGATCAGCTCCCACACTTGCCGCCAGCGCTCGCGGAGGCGCTTCGGCACTTTGCTGACCGGGCCCCACGCGACTATGACTTGCTTGGCGTTATAGCAGATGCGCCGTAGCTCCGCGTCGTTCTCCGGACCTACCGGATCGTCAGCGGTCGCAAGCTCACGCACGTCCGTTGCCCGATAGGCGAACAGGTTGCCGACGATGATGCGGCCCCACTGGTTGCGGGCGCCGAAGCCCTTCAGCTTGCGGATCGTGGCATCATCCTGCTCGGCGTCCGCCGTGGACGGATTGACCATGATGACGACCGTGCGGCCTTCGCCCGGTCCATCGCGCTCAAGCCGGTAGCGATAGCGACCGCACTCGGAAATTACGGCTGACGATCCTGAGAACAGATCGCCCATCATCCTTCCCCTTCATGAGCTTTGGCTTGGAGGCGGTCGGCGATGCGTTCGAGCCGCGCGGCGGTTTCTTCGCTGATCGCGCCATGAAAGCCGTTCGCGAGCTTGCGCCGCAGCCACTCCGCATCATCGTCCCCTGTATCGGAGGCTTGGTGCATGGCGGTGATCTGGTCGGCGGTGAAAAGCGGGATCGCTTCGATGGGCTTGCTGCCGTTGATTTCGCACCCGCCAGTCCCAAAGCGAATTACCGTCGCGCCTTCAGGGGGATATGTCGGATAGCGATACGCGTAAGCGAACGGTGTCGGCTTGTCGGTCATGCTGATCCTTTCTGGGCGCGGCTTGTCGGTCATGCATCAGGTCCCTCTATCCACCAATCAGCGCCGCAAGCCTTGCAACGATAATGCTCGTCCTCATAGCCGCCGCAGGAGCTTTCCCACGTCGAGTGTTCAATCTGCCCCGCCACCTTACACTCGCGGCACGGAACCTCGCTCTCAATGAGCTTCCAATCAGTCGTGCTCACGATGCTTCCTCCTTATGGGTGCGGGCTTTCAGGGCGGCGGCGCACAGAGCTAGAGGGAACGTGTTGCCCTTTGCCTCAATGTGTTTCGCCCACTCTTTGTCGTCCTCGACAAAATGGTAAATGCTCGCTGTGAAGGGAGAGAGCTTCAACCATTCATGCCCCTCCGGCACCAGCGTCATTGCTGCGTCGAGGGAGGCGGTGTAGTGCGGGATCGCCGCGAACTGTGGTGGCTCTTTGCTTTCGTCCAGCGCCCACTCCCAATAGGTCGAGCGCGGGCCATAGATAGCCTCCTGCGGCCAAGGCCCCGGTTTCTGGCCCACGATGTGTTGAGCATCGGGATCGAGCAGTATGAAGATTTGCGTGTCGAGGTGACAGCTCGGCCCCGTCGCCTTCTCGCACCGAGAGGCGAGATCAAGGAGCTTTTCGGAGGTTCCGGCGAAGGTCGTCCCTGATGCGCTTGCAGGCCCGGCAGGAGCGTTTTCCTTGTTTGCTGACATAGGTGTTCTCCTCGGTGTATGGGTGTCCCGCAGGGCAATTGGTGATCGCCGCAGCTTCAACTCGGCGGTGCAATCCGGCATTCCCGCGCCGTGTATTTTCGCCAGGGGTGACAGGTTCTAAGTGGGCGGGGTTGACGCAGCGTCGATTGCGACAAGTGTGGTCCAGTTGCATTCCGTCAGGAATTGGTCCTGCTGCCAGCTCGTAAGCTATTCGGTGCGCGCCCCGAATCCTGCCTGCTGCAACTCCAATCTGGCCATAGCCATTGGAGCTTACAAAACCCTTCCAAGGCCAGCACTCGTTCGGCCCGCGTCTCTCAACTTTGGCCCAAAATCGTAACTCAAGCGGAATTGCCTTGAGCCTGCCATTGGCGTCTCGCCGCTCGGCCAGCGCCAGTAGCTCATCCTTGCTCATTGCTTTTCCCCGGTTAGCTTAGTGAGGGTGGCGCGGGCGACATTGGCACAGGCGCTCGGATGCAATGTGTTCGGATCGTTAATGTCGCTGGCTGCAATTCGCTTCAGCGCCTCTACCTCTTCCTTGATGAGATTATCTTCGGGGCGGGTGTTCCATGCGGTGACGACAGCCAATCGAGGACCAGCGCCAGTGCTAGCCCCGCATTCCTGACACACAACCCTGAAGGCCCGTGCTTCCGTGTCATAGAAAACTTGCGCCAAGTCGTGCCCCCAAAACGGACACGGCTTAAGCTCGACAATCGGTAGCTCTACAGTTTGTTGGGTCACGCCCTCAGCCCTCCCACGGCTTGCTTCATCTGCTCGTCCGTCGATCGGATGTAATGCCGCCTCGTGATCTTCGACCCAGGCGCGTGCCCCATCAGGCGCTGCAGCACCTTCTCGGGGACCTCGCCGTCGTTCGTGACTTCGCTCGCGAACCACTGGCGCATCAGCTTCGGGGTGACGCGGCGCGCATCGGCCGGCGCATCAGGATCGCCGTGTCGGGCGCGCGCGATCGCCTTCTGCATCGAACAGCTGGACGGCAGCGCATTGTCGAGCGGGCGCTTGCCGTTGGTCAGCCGGCGCCACAGTGCCAGCGCGCGCTTGTTGAGCGGCACCAAGCGACGACGGCTCGGGGTCTTCACCTTGAAGTCTGGACGCTGGCCGACGCCCAGCGCGAGACGGCCCAGGTCGAAGTCGCGGACCTGCAGGCGCTCGGCTTCATGCGGCGACAGGCCGGTCAGCATCATCAGCTCGAGCGCGTCGCGGTGATGCTCGGGCACGGACTTCAGCGCCCACAGGAACGCGGCGTCGCTCGGCAGCGCTTCCTCGACGTTCGGCACCTGCACGGTCGGGAGCCGCGGGCGGGCGCCAAGCAGCTGCTCGTCGACGCACCAATTCAGGATCTGCCGAAGCACGTTAAGCTCGGCGCGGACGGTCACTGGGGCCCGGGTCTGCAGCCGCTCGCCGACCCACAGCGTCACGTCCGACTTGTGGATCGCGTCGATCTGCATCGCGCCCAGGCTTGGCAGGATCGCGGCGCCGACGATCTGCCGCTGGTTGCTGAACGTCGAAGCGGCGACCAGGCCGAGACTGACGCAACGGCCGCGATATTCGGCCCAGCGGTCGGCGGCTTCGGTGAGGGTTAGGGTCATCTCGGTTCCTTGGCTGTGGGTGGGGCGGCGGGGAGTCGGGCCGCCGCCCCTTGGGGAGCCGGGTTAAATTACGTCGACGATGTTGGACAGCGTGGTTTCGATGTCGCCGACGAGCGCGTGCGCCCTTTCGAGCCCTTGGCCGGCGCTCCCGACGAAGCCCCCGATAGCGAACGCCGTGGCGGCCACGTCGCGGTTGCCCTGCTCCGGCGGGCGCGACCCTGACACGCGCTCGCGCAGGTCCGCCAAATTCGCAGCTAGTCCCGACAGCCGATTGTTCAGCTGCTCGATTGTAGCGATCACTTCCTCGGACGGCTTTTCCCGGGGCGGTTGCGCAGACCGCACAGCACCTTCGTCAATGGACGCCATGTTTCTCTTCTCCTTGCTGTGAAAGCCGGACGTTCTCCGGCGCTTCTTCGCCGTGCAGGTCTTGCGCGATCTGCTCCGTCGATCTTCGTTGCGGCTGGGCGGCGCGCGTCTTCTCGAGCGGCAACACGCCCTGCTCCTCGAGCGCTTCCTCGTAGAGCTTGAGCAAGGTGTCGGCCGCATAGGTCTCGCCGGCGCCGGCCTTCCGTCGCTTCAGGATGATGCCGACGATGTTGGTGTCGAACCCGTCGGCCTTCGCCAGTTCCTTGCGCGCCTTGATGTCCAGGTTAAGGTCGGCCTTCTGCTCCTCGAGGTTCTCGAGCGCGCGAACGTGGTTCCACAGCCGCCGAGCGTCCTCATCGCTGAGCGGCCCGCCGTTGTGGCGGTGCGGCGGTTCGGGCTGGGTCATCAGAACTCCACCCTGACATGGCGGATATTGCCGGCGGCGATCGCATTGGCGAGCGCCTGGGCCACGTCCGCCTTCTCGGGCGCGGTGAACAACGAAGCGGCGATGTCCTCTGCGACTTCGGCAAGCACGGCTTTTCGATGTCGTTCGTCGGCTTCGCGAGCCTCGCGCTCTCTCTTTTCCTTGGCCTCCCACGCCGCGCGCTCTTCTTCGGCGCGGCGGCGTTCGTCGGCTTCGCGTTCGGCAGCTTCGCGAGCGCGGCGTTCTTCGGCCAGTTGTTCTTCAGCGACGCGCCGCTCCTCGGCCCGGGCGCGCTCTTCGGCCTCAACTCGGGCCCGCTCCTCGGCGGCTGCTATTTCGGCCTTGCGACGCTCTTCAGCCTCGATCCGTGCACGCTCCTCGGCTTCGCGGGCCAGTCGTTCCTGTTCTTCACGCTCGCGCTCCTCGCGGGCGATACGTTCGGCCTCCTCGCGTTCCGCCGCTTCACGACGCAGCCGTTCCAGCTCGACGCGGTCCGCCTCTTCCTGGCGCAGCCGCAAGACGGAGCGTTCGAGACTCGCGGCCGTGGCATCCCGCGTGTCGCGAGCTTCGGCGATGCGCACTTGGAAGACGGCTTCGTCGGGCTCGAATTCTGTAATCCGCTTCAGGCGGGCCTCGACGTCAGCCGCCGTTTCGCCCTCCGCGACGGTTGCAGCATTCCGCAGCTTCTGGATCACGTCGTCGACGCGGGCCTGACGTTCGGCCTCCTGCTGCTCCCACTCGGTAAGCGGTTGGCGGATTTCATCGGCCAGCGCGTCGAGCTGCGTGACCATCTTCTTGCGGGCAGCGTTGACGGCGTTCGTCTTTTGGCGCCACTCCTCCGTCAGCGCCAGGCCGGCCTTGTCGAGCGTAGTTTTCGCCTTGGTGACGCGGAACGCGACGCTGGCGACCTCGCGGCGCCCCTTGTCGGTGGTCACGTCGGGGACGAAGCCGGAGACGCTGTCGCGAACGCGCTTGTAGAACTCGTCATATTTTTGCTCGTCGGTGAAGAGCGCGACGGCATTGCGTTGCGCTTCAGCGACGATCAGGTCGGTGCCGGTTTCGGCTTCGGGGACGATTTCAGCTGCGGTCGCCATTTCCAAACTCCTGTTTCAGTTGTTCTTCGCGGATGAAGCCGACGCCGCGCTTCTTCGCGAGCAAGCGGCCCTGTTCGCTGACACGCTGGCGCAAGGTGCGGACGAGCGCCTCGGCCTCCCGCAGCGCCGGGATTGCGTGCCTGAGGATCAGCTCGGGCGGGGCCGGTTCGGCGCGGCGGATTGCCGGAACGACGGTGAGGTTAGGCTTCGGCATCGGCCGGCTCCTCCCCCGTTCCCTTGACCTGCGCGGCTGCGGCTTCGCGCCCGTACTCGAGCAGCATCACCGGCACTTCCTTGTCGATGCGCTTGCCGATCTGCCACCAGGCGCGCAGCGGATCCTTCTTGTCCATGAGCGCGCCGGCCGGGGTTTGAACCTCGGCGGTCTTCAGCGCCACGAGGAAGCAGAGGAACAGCCCCGCGTCTTGCAGCAGCGCGATCCGGTCGGCGGGCAGGATGAACTTCGCCAGCGCCTCATCCAGAATGTCGCTGATGCCGTTGAGGTAGCCCTCGCGGACTTCGGCGATGAGCTGGTCGAACGGCTTGATGTCCATGCCGTTGAGGGTCTGCGTTTCAGGCTCCGTCATAATCGGCTCCGGTCTGCTGGGCGGGTGCGTCGAACGGCACGTCGTCGGATGGCTGCGATGTTGGGAGCGAGCAGGTCTCCTTGAGCGCGGGAAGCTCGGCGGCGAGTGCCTTGCGCGCGTCGGGCCCGATCCGCTGCCACTCGTCCTGCAGCGCGGCGATGTTCCCCGGCCGGGCGAGCGCCTTCAGCTGCGACAGCGTCTCGCTGAAATCCTGCTGCGCCGGTTGCTGCGGAGCGTCGGTCAGCGGCTGCACCTTGTAGAGCCCCTTCTTCCCGCGCGTGGCGGTCAACGCCATTTGCTTCGGACCGTCGATGTGGGACATGCGGCTGATGCGGATGCCGCCGACCTTCATCCCGCCGAACTGGACGTCGGGGTCGCAATACAGCTCCATCGACCGGCCCGCGTACTGCGCGGCGTCCTTGCCCCAGCAATGCACCATGACCCGGCGCATCGACTTGCACGGCTTGTAGGGTTTCCCGCCGTCGCCTTCGTAGCTGACGGCGACTGGCTGGTCGGCGGCGTCGGTTCCGCGAACGCCGGTAATTGTGATGATGCGCGGCCCGCCTAGCAGGTCGTCGGCGTTGAGCTGGTCGCTCTTCGCGATGATGAAGCGAGACATGTCCATTATATCACCATTTCCTCTTCAACCTTGCGTTCGGTGGGGATCAGCCGCGTGTCCTTCGCAACGAGCGCGGCCTGATAGTTGGCGAGATGCTGAGCGAGCCGCGTTTCGAAGGCTCCGGCCGCGGCGATGATCGCGTCCTGCACCTTCGGATCCGGGTAAGCGCGGATGACCGGCGCATGGAGCCCGCCGCAGTAGGACACAAAGTCGCACCACTGTCGCTCGGACACGAGCAGCCCGGTCTGTATCTGGATCAGGAAGTCGACCGGGACGGTGCCGGCGACGACGTTCTCGATGATCGTCTGCACCTGATATTTCTGGCGCCGCGACTTGGCCTCGATCTGACCATGCTCGCCGACCAGGCCATCGGGCGAATAGCCGATCGTGAAGCCCCAGCGGTCGTTGGTGATGAAGCCAACCTCGGTCACCGGCGCGTAGCGCTCGGCATAGATGCGCCGGACCTCGGCTTCGTCCTCGTAGCCGCGCAGCTGGTCGTCGCCGACGTAGTGCGGCTCGACGTAATTGGTGATGCGCTGGGCGAGCAGCTCGTACAGGTGCGCGCGTTCCTTCTCGTTGGACGCGGCCTTGAGCGTCGCCGGCGTGACAATCAGCTTCATCTCGGAAGCGGTGAGCAAGCCGCAGCGAGCGGCGAACCATTCGTCGGACCCCTGTTCCAGGTCGGGGAAGATGCGGACGGTCATCGGCGTAGGCCCGGCTGGCGACTGGACACGCTACCGATGTGCCAGCCGTGGCAATGCGTGCAGCGGTACGGCTGAGCGTGACCCCGGCCGGAGCCGGAGCGCAGCCGGGTCTTGCGGAAGCGGAGGCACTTCAGCGCAGCCGCTTTCGAGTCGTACGTCGCCTTGCCTATGCAGCCGGCCCAAATCTGCTCGTGCTTCATGCCGCCCTCCGCAACTCGGCGGGCTCGAAGCCCAGCGCGGCGAGGCACCGGCGGCAGGTGACGAAGCGTTCGTCGGGCGTCATTTCGACGTCGTTGTCGACGGCATCGTCGATCGCGTCGCAACCGGCCTGGTTCTCGCACAGCGGCTGGCAAAGGCAGTCGAAGCCGACCTCGACCTCGAAGTGGACTGGCGCGGTCACGAGTAGCGTCCTGCGAAGAAGGCCGCAGCCAGCGAGACTAAGCCGACGAGGAAGCCGATCGCGACCGCCTTGTCCTCGCTGTCCTGCCCAGCCGCGCCGACAGTGAAGACGAGGAATACGACGGCAACGACGGTGAAGATTGCGACCATCATCGGGGTTCTCCTTGGCTGCTGACCGTATGGGTATAAAAGCTACCCGGAACAGTCAACAGAAAAGGTGTATTTTATACCCGTAGGGTGCAAAAAAAATCGCTAGGCCAGGTCGATTACGCTGCGAACGACCCGTCCAATGCAGTGCCAACCCTTGTCGCCGACGAAGATCGGCTCGTGCGTGGGGTTGGTGCTGAACGGCTCGAGTCGCCGGACCGGTTTCGAGCGGTAGCGCTTCACGGTCGGCTCGCCGCGGTGCGAGAAGATGTAGATGTTGCCGTCGCGCGGATTGCGGTCGGCGGCGTTGACGATGATGTACGCACCCTCCGGCGCCACGCGGTCCATCGAGTCGCCGACAATCTCGGTCGCGAAATATTCGCCGGGCGGCAGGTTGCCGACAACCAGGCGGTCGACCTCCTCGAGCTGCCCTACGTCGGTCACCGCGCCGGCCGCGACCCAGCCGATCACTGGTATCTCGATCGGGAGCCTCGCCGGCCGGTGAACCTCGCGCATCGGGCCGTTGCCGTCGTACAGCCATTCGGCCCGCACGCGGAACTTGTCGGCATAGCGCTTGGCCTGGTCGTAGCTGAACGGCGAATTGCCGTTGAGGTTGGACTTGAAGCTGTTCGGATTCCAGCCGAGCATCATCGCAGTCTCGCGCGCGGACATCTCCTTGGCGGCGAAACTGCTTTCTCTAAAAGCTCGCTGCAAACGATCGCTTCGTTCGGTCACGAGCGGGTCGATAATGCACAGCATGGGTATAATTCCTACCAAAAACCGTTTGACGCAAAAGGGTATGAAATATACCAATACGGTTCCTGCAGCGCAAACCGGGAATTTACGCAGTGTCCCAAAACGAGATTTTAACGCACAGCGATCTGATCGACCGGGCCGGTGGTCCGGCCAAGGTCGGCGCACTGCTCGAGCCGCCCGTCGACGGCAACACGGTCAAGGCGTGGAAGCGCAATGACAGCATCCCCGGGCCCTATTGGCAGGCGTTCGCCGACGCGAACCTCGCCACGCTCGAGGAGCTTGCCGCCGCGGCTGAGGCGAAGCGCCGTGCCGCAATCCCCGAAGACGACCGCGACGCTGCCTGACCCGTGCAGCTTCGGCCCTATCAGGAGGCTGACCTAGAGCGCGTGCGCGCGAGGCTTCGTGCCGGCGTGAAGCGCGTCCTGCTGCAGCAACCGACCGGCGCGGGCAAGACGATCCTGTCGGGCACTATGCTGGGCGGCGCGGCCGAACGCAGCAAGCGCAGCTGGTTCGTCGTCCATCGCCGCGAGCTGCTCGACCAAACGAGCGAGAAGCTGACCCTGCTCGACGTCCCGCACGGCTTCATGGCGGCGGGCTATCCGGTCAACGGGTTCGCGCCGGTCCAGCTGTGCGCGATCGACACGCTGGCACGGCGGCTCCACGAAGCCGAGGCGCCGGACTTCATCGTCCCCGACGAAGCGCACCACATGGTCGCGGCGACCTGGGCGCGCTGCCTGACCGGGCATGACGCCTACACGGTCGGCCTGACCGCCACGCCCGAGCGGCTCGACGGCCGCGGGCTCAAGGATCACTTCGACGAGCTGATCGTCGGCCCGTCGGTCAAGCAGCTGATCGCCGACGGCTGGCTGTCGACGTACCGCTACTTCGCGCCGGGACAGCCGGACCTTGCCGGGGTCCGCGTGCTGGGCGGCGACTTCAACCGCGGCGACATCGCGAAGGTCATGGGAACGTCGCAGCTCATCGGCGACGTCGTGGCGACATACCTCAAGCTGGCCGAAGGGCTGCAGGGCATCGTCTTCGCGGTCGACGTCCAGAGCGCGATCCACATTGCGGCTGCGTTCAATGCGGCCGGCATCACTGCGGCGGCGGTCAGTGGCGAGACGCCGCAAGCGCTGCGGAAGATGACGATTGACCGGTTCCGCGCCGGCGACATTCAGATATTGACGAATTGCGAGCTGTTCGGCGAAGGTTTCGACGTCCCGAACGTCTCATACGTTGGCCTCGCTCGGCCGACGCAGAGCCTGGCCCTCCATCTTCAACAGGTGGGCCGGGCTCTGCGCGTGGTTCCCGGCAAGTCGTGCGCCGTCATCTGCGACCATGCGGGCAACGCGTTCCGCCACGGCCTGCCCGACGACGATCGCGAGTGGACGCTCGAAGGGCGCAAGCGCTCGAAGCGCGGCGCCAAGGGTCCCTCCGACGCGCTGCCGATCCGCCAGTGCACCGAATGCTATCGCGTCTCGCCGTCGTCGGCGGACCATTGCCCGGGGTGCGGCGTCGTATTCCCCGCGCGCGTCCGGCTCACGTGCTTCGCTGAAGGCGAGCTGTTCGAGCTCGAGCGGATCGAAGCCAAGCGCCGCGAGAAGGAAGCGCGCAAGGCCGAAGAGCGCGCGTGCCAGTCGCTCGAGGACTGGATGCGGCTCGGCAAGCAGCGCGGCTACAAATCCGGCTGGGCGATCTACCAGTGGAAGCTGCGCCAGCGGTGGAGGCGGACCGGGTGACCTGGACCGAGGCGCAGCGGCGCGCGTCGCGGCGCGAGTACGAGCGATCCTATAAGGCGCTGGACGGTCGCCGGTTCGACGGTCCGGTCCACGTCCCCGCCGACGTCGCCGTACTCGATCGCGACCCTTCGCCGTGCTTCCGGTGCGAAAGCCGCGACGCCTGCCGGCATCGGCCTTGGATGCTGGCGTCGTGAACGGCACCCTCCATCTCGGCGACTGCCTCGACGTTCTTCCGACCATCGCGGACGGGAGCGTCGACCTCGTACTCGCTGATCCCCCGTACGGGACGACACAGAACCATTGGGACAGCGTCATCCCCCTAGCGCCGCTGTGGTGCCAACTGCTGAGGGTCTGCCGCGGTCCGGTTGTACTCACGGCAGCTCAGCCGTTTGCCTCGTCGCTGGTTGCGAGCGCTCCCGGGCTCTTCCGGTATGACCTCATTTGGAGGAAGAACAAGGCGAGTGGCTTTCTCAACGCGAAGCGCCAGCCGCTACGCCAGCATGAACATATCCTTGTGTTCTCTCGGAAGGCCCCGCCGTACTTTCCCCAAAAGTCGACGGGACACGAGGCCCGCACGGGGTGGAAACGCCGCAAGGGCTCAAGCAACTACGGCGAGCAACGCGACAATTTCTACACCCCGGACGAGACCCGATACCCCGTTAGCGTTCTCGACTTCGCGGTCGTCAACAACGACAGCCCCGAACGCATCCATCCCACGCAAAAGCCGGTCGAGCTCTTCGAGTACCTCGTCCGGACCTACACGGCAGAGGGACAGACGGTGTTGGATTTCTGCGCTGGGTCGGGGACAACCGCGATTGCAGCCGCTAGGACGGGGCGCAGGTGGATCGCGATAGAGAGCGACCCCAACATTCATGCCGCCGCTGAAGCGCGCATTGGTGGCGACCTGTTGGACCGCGCCGCATGAGCGAGAAGCGGATCCTCAACGAAGGGCTGATCGCCGTCTCGGCGCTCCCTGACGTCATGGCGTGGCGCAATAATACGGGCACGGGCTGGGTGCTGGCTGGCGGCGGCAAGATGCTCCGTCCGCCAATCGGAAGCATGGTCCGCGTCACGCCGGGCATGGTCATTCTGAGCGAGGCGCGTCCGATCACGTTCGGGCTTCCCGGCAGCGGCGACATCTTGGGCGTGGCGCCGGGGTTCGGCTTCGCGCTCGAAGCGAAGACCGAGACCGGCCGGCAGTCGGATCAACAGAAGAAGTTTCAAGCAGCCTTCGAGCGCGCCGGGGGGCGCTACGGGCTGTTTCGGTCAGCCGAAGAGGCGGTGGCGTTGATGGGAGGGTGGCGGGATGGTGGGGATTGACGAAACGAAACAGTCGATCCGTGCGCGCCTGAAGGATGGACCATGCTGGACGCGTTCGTTCCAGAACGTGAAGCCAATCCTCGACATGATGATCGAGGACGGAGAGGTTCTGCGCTGCAAGCCGCCCGGTGGGCGCGCGAACAACATGGTCTGCCTGTCGGGCAAGCCGCCAGGGGCGCCCTCGATGCGGCTGCTCGACCATTTCGCCGAACGTCTCGCCGAACATGGCAGCGTAAGCATGGCCGCGGCCTCGCTCAGCAAAAGTGCATGGTGGGGTTGGCAGCAGTTCGATGAAATCCGTCGGCGGCTTGGTCCGCAGGCTCGCTAATGGCCTCGCGCCCGCTCCCCGCGACGTCGGACGTCGAACGCGCCTTTGAGAAGGCAATGGCCGAGGCCGGCTTCTACCCGCGCGGCGCGGTCCAGTCGGACACGCCCGGGTTCGTCCGCTTCGACGCACCTGGCGACAAGCCGGGCAAGGGCAACGGCTTCTACAAGCTGAAGACCGGGCAATATCCGGTCGGCTGGTTCGGCGACTGGAAGATCGGCGAGCAGCATCAGTGGTTCTACGAAGACCCGGAGCGGCCGACGCTCAGCAAGAAAGAGCGCGACGCGATCAAGCGCGAACAGGCGAAGCTGAAGGCGGAAGCCGCCCAGGCGCGCGAGACCCGCCAAGCCGAGGTCGCCGAGGACGCGTCGAACAAGTGGGGCCGGTCGGACGGCAACGTCGAAGGCCACCCCTACCTTGAGCGCAAGGGCATCAGCGTGCCGCGATCGCTGCGCCTGTTCACCGCCCGCGACGGGACCAAGCTGCTCGCCGTGCCGATGTACGCGTTCGACATGAACGGGACGCCGCAGCTGACCAACCTGCAGCTCATCGACGGCGACGGGAAGAAGACCTTCCTCAAGGGCGGCCGCGTCGAGGGGTGCTTCTTCTCGATCAAGGGCGATGCCAGCCTGATCGTCATCTGCGAAGGCGTGGCGACGGCCTTCTCGATCTGGCAGTCGACCGGCGTGTCGGTGGTCGCCGCGTTCAACAGCGGCAACCTGATCCCGGTCGCCAAGGACTTCGCGCGTCACCGTCCGCTCGCAACGCTGATGATCGCCGGGGACGACGACGTGATTGCGCCCGAGGATTGGGCCGAGAGGGCGCAAAATCGCCCGTGGCAGAACGTCGGACGGGTGAAAGCGGAAGCTGCAGCCAAGGCGGTCGGGTGTCGCTGGATCACGCCCGTTTTTAGTGAAGGTCCAGCGCGCAGCCGGACGGACTTCAACGACCTGTTCCTGCTCGAAGGCGAGCAAGCCGTCGCCGGCCAGGTCATCGGTGCGATGCGCTCGGTTGAAGCCGAGGACGTCGCGCCTGGTGCAGCGATCATCCCGATCGACCAGGTGCAGGACGAAAGCTGGCGCTCGAAAATCCCGCTGACGTCGGCCGGAAGCCCTGACGGCAACAACGTCGAGGGCGTGGCGCTGTACCTCGCCAATCACCGGCTGCTCAAAGGGCGGCTGCGCTTCAATCAACTCACGAAAGAGATGGAGCTCGACGGCAACAGCCTCGAGGATTTCCACGTCGCCGAGTTTCGCCGCATCATGCACGCCGACCGCTTCAAGGCGAAGAAGGGCGACGTTCAGGACGAGATGGAGGCGGACGCGCGCCGCAACCAGTTCGACCCGCTGACCGAGTACCTCCACAGCCTGAAGTGGGACGGCAAGCCGCGCATCGACTGCTGGCTGACCGACTATCTCGGTGCGCCGTCGACTCACTACACGCAGACCGTCGGGCGCAAGGCGCTGGTCGGAGCCGTTGCGCGCGCGCTGTCGCCGGGGTGCAAGAACGACACCATGCCGGTGCTTGAGGGCGAGCAGGGAACCGGAAAGTCGACCGCTCTTCGCTACCTGTTCGGCGATCGGTTCTTCATCGACCACCTGCCCGACTTTCACTCGAAGGACAGCTTTCAGCAGCTGCAGGGCGCGTGGTGCGTCGAAGTCGCCGAGTTGTCGGCGCTGACCAAAGCCGACGTCAAAGACGTGAAGCAGTTCCTGTCGCGGCTGGTCGACAAGTTTCGGCCTCCGTACGGGCGCATGGCGATCCAGGTCGCGCGCCGCACCGTGTTTTGGGGCACGGTCAACCCGGAAGAGGGCGGCTACCTGCGCGACCCGACCGGAGCACGGCGCTTCTGGCCGATCGAGACGACGCGGATCGACACCGATGCGATCCTGCGCGACCGCGATCAGCTGTGGGCCGAAGCCGTGTTCGCGTTCGTGGCCGGCGAGGCGTGGCACCTTGAAGACGAAGACGACATCGCCGACGCCAAGGCCGAACAGGCGCGGCGCCGCGAGGTTCATCCGTGGGAGCCGGTGCTTGATGCGTGGCTGCGGAAGGAATTGCTAACGCGCGTGACCATCGTGGATGCGCTGACCCGCGGCGTGAAGCTCGATCCCGACCGGCAGGAGCCGCGGCACTCGCGCCAGGTCGGCGCTTGCCTCCGCGCGCTTGGGTGGATTGCAAACACGGAGCGCTATGAGGGGAAGGTGGCGAAGGTGTTCATCGCCCCCGATGACTGGTCCGCGCGTCCGCCGCCGCCTGTCGGCCCGCAGGACGACGTTCCGTTCTAGCTGCCTGGTCCGTGCAATAATCATTCGCGCATTCGAGCATGAAAGAACCCCGCCGAATCGCTCCGACGGGGTTCCCTTCTCACAGCCAAGCGAGAAGTCATGCTGTGGCTGTCCTCTACATCAAATCGTCGGGGTGCGATAGCCGCTCCAATCCTCGTTCGTAGCACTCCTTCCAACTGCATCCGTCGGCTGGCTTTGGCACCGTGACCTTAACGTTCGGCGTCATGCCGACCGCCAACACCACAGCGCCAGCGACCTGGCCCAGCTCTTTTGCGTTGAGAAAATCCAAAACCCGAAGCATCTACGCACTCCCCTTCATGTCCACTCTTTCCGAGCCCGAGCATGTTGTCGAAGGTTAGTAGATAGGCGCAAGCTCGCTGTGGCTCGCTGGTCCGTGCGTCTGTCGATTACTGTTATGGTGAACGGCGGCTTCACCTTAGCACCTTTGCGATGTGCCCTGCATAAACGCTGACCGCCTTCCAGTACGCGGCCATTGGTGCCTTGTGCTTCCGCCAGCACTCGTTCGCGCGCTCGCGAGCATCCTGCGCAATGTCGAGCAGGACGCCACGCAAGGCGGCGCGGTTGAGCGGTGACAGTTCCTCGATCCGCTTGGCACTCGGTAGCGCCAGGATCGGATTGCGGACCTCGCGTCGGTTCGACCTGGTCATATCAGCTTCGGCTCGTCCGCCGCGACGAACAGCGGCAGGTGCGCCGGATCTTCGACGGGCTTGCCCTTCGATCGCAGCGGGCATTTCGTCCGCAGCTCGCACCATGCGCGATCGCGGTCACGGTCGCGCGGTGCCTGGTCCGTGCGGGTCATGCTGCGGCGGCCTCTTCGTCCATCACGTCGACGAGCTCGTAGCTGTTCTCGTCGTCGATGGTGTCGTGATGACAGCCTGTGTAATATTCCTCCGGGTTGTCGTAGAGCAGCTTTCGGGCTTGCTCTTCGTTCTCGGCCTCGACCTCGTAGAATGACCGCTCGGTGTTCACTGCGAATTCAAATTTCGCCACGTTCGTTCTCCTTGGCTGTGGTGATGCTGGCTGCATCTTGCGCGGGTCGCTCTGACCGGCCCGCGTGGGTTGCAGTCAGCCGCTATAGGTCCAGCTGCCGACGCTGTTGCCGTTGGCGTCCATGGGCCTTCCATTGTGCCTAATCTCCGGCCCGTCGCTGCCGTCTGTGAAGCGCAGCGCGAGTTGGTAGAGGATGCGCCCTAGCTCGCTCGCAACGTCCGCTTCGCTCTCACCGAAGGCGGCGTTGTCGCAGTCGATTTCGAGTGTGAATTTCGCCATGATCCGCCCTCCCTCAATAAACCGGCCAGCCGCCGCCGAAGCCGTCGCCTAGGCGTTCGTCGCCTGGGTCGAACAGCTTGACCACGCAGCCGCGCGGATCGCCGCTCGTCTCGGCTGCAAGGTGGTAGCGCTCGGCTATCTCCTGAACCTGCTTCGCCAGATTGGCGCGGCGCGTTTCCTGTCGTGGCGACAAGCCGTAATTGCAGTCGTTCACGGCCAGATTTTCGAGCGACTTCGCGGCCTTGCGAAGCTCGGCAACGTCGCGAGCGACGACGCTAGGCACTTCGCGCCGTTCTCGTTGCATGAGGAGCGCGCCCAAATACGCGCCCCGATCCTCTAATGTCTTCACGTTCTTACTCCTTGGCTGTGGTCCGCTGATGCGGCTGAGCGCGGCGCTCTGACCACCGCGCTAGGTCGGATCAGGCTCGCAGCAGGTGCTTTTCGCCGTTCTTGTCGGTCGCGAGCGCGGCCTCGATTGTGAAAATGCCCTGCTTGAACTTGTGAGGTTCAATCACATCCACGCCGACGACTTTGTCGGCCTGACCTGTTTCGGCGTTCGTGCCATAGACCGTGATCCGGCCCCCTGCGCGTTTCGCGCGCCAGTTCTTCAACGTGTGCATCGAGATTACTCCTTCGTTGTCCGCGACTGCCGCGGTTAGGCGGGCTGATCGCACCGGCCCGCCAGATCGCGTCAGAAAATCAGGCGCGCGAGCTGACCGGCGAAATATGCCGCGACCAGCAGCGCAAGGATCACGAATGCCGCACCGTCGCTGCTCGCGGGCTCGGCGGGTAACTTGCGGCCGAAGCTGCGCGGATCGGGGCGCATCATGCCCATTCCTCGTCTTTGGTGACCTCGCCAATATCGACCTGCGGCTCGGCTTCTGGCTGGCGCAGCAGTGCGATCAGGGCGTCAATGGTGTTCTCGCGCCTGGTCTTGTTCGTCTCGGCGCGGATCAGCTGAAGGCGGCGGATCGCCTCCTCAACCTTGTTGTCGGTGATCATCAGCGGAAGATGGTCGCTGCGGAAGCGGCGGAAGCTGTGGTGCTTGCTCGGGCCGTATGTCAGGACGGTGACCGACTGCCGCGAAAGCGACGCGGCGCGCTGCGCCAGCTCGTCCAAATGGATCGCGCCCATTCCGTCGGCGAGCGATCCGGGCACGTAGATAATCGGTTCTGGCGTGAGCATTTCATTCTCCTTGGCTGTGTCGCGAGACAATCCGTCCCGCTGGCTTGCGGGTACATTATATACCCATCACAGTCAAATTTCGCAGTTTTCTGCCATTTTGAGTTACCGAAGCCAATTTCGACTAACCCTCTGATCTTGCTCTATTTGTTACCAATGTAACTGAGTGTAACCGAGCGTATTTTAGGGGTTAAGCATATGATATTACTGAGCATGTTACCGTGTAACCGTATCTTACGCCCGCGCCCGTATAGCAGCTTTAATATCCTGTTAACTGTGTTGCTACCCTCCAACACCCGAAGTTTTTAGAAAAAGTTTCAGAAATACGGGTTACATCGGTTACACGGTTACAAACTTGACCGCGCGTGTGGGTCGATGAGATACCCGCGCCGGTGAACGTAGCGCATGCCATTGCGACGGTCGAAGAGGTCGCGGAAGACGAGGGCAGTGTTAGCGCCGCGTCCAAGCTCTCGGCACCCGAACGAATTTTCTGCGACGTGTTCATGGCGAACGGCGCAAAGGCGACCGAAGCGGCCATTGCAGCTGGCTATCCTGAAGCCTCCGCGAGCGTCCAGGCGTGCCGATTGCTCTGTCGGAAGCGAGTCGCCGACTACATCATCGCGAGCTGCGAACGCCTCATTCAGACCGCTCTTCCCGTCGCGATCCGTGCGCTGATCGAGATTGCCAGCGACAAAGACGCATTGCGGAAAGATCGAATAAAAGCAGCGACTTCACTGCTAGAACACGGTGGCATGGCTGCGCCTAAAGGCGGCGTCCAGGTCAACGTTGGTGTCGCCGTCAATGGGCAGCAAGCGCAACAGCTGATCGGTGAGGTATGGGAAGCCAAAGCACGCCGATTGTCCGACATACCGCCCGCAATGCCGGACACGTTGCAACGCGATCTGGCCGACATCGAGGCTGCGGCTTTGCCCGCGCCGGCAGATACCCCCGGGGGGGATCAGCTTCAGGGTCCCGTCGGCGGCGGGTGCCCACTACCTCCCCCCTCCTCCGCAAACTCACCGATTTCACGTGTTTCGTGGCCGAGCGGTGACGGGTTCTGCGAGTGTGCTGACTGCCGGGCGATGATGGGCCGTGAGCAGTCTGTTGCTGACGGGTTCGAGGCTTTCAAGAAAGCAGAGGGAGAGGACTGATGGTTTGGCTGATCGGATTGCTCGCGCTCGGGTTGGTGGCGTTGGCTTGGCATGCGCATCGCAGGCACGTGTCGCTGCGGCAGGACGTGGACGACCTGTTTCAGGGAACGCGGAAACGGCTGCGCGCGCTCGAGGACAAGATCGACGACGTTGACGCGCGGTCGACCGCGGGCGTGAAGAAGACCCCGTCGAAAGGGCTGCGCGCGAAGTGACGCTCGACGCGGCCGAAGCTCGAGCCGCGTCGAATGGGCTCGCGCTCGAGACTTTCGACGGCGAATTCGGTCCGTCGTGGCCTGGGGTTCGGTTCGTCGGCGTGCGGCTGATGAAGGGCGAACAGGTCGTCGCGTGGGCCCATCAAAGCTATCGCGACGAGGCCGGCCTAAAGCGGGCATTGTCATTTTCTGCAGAACGGGTATTTTTTAGACCCTGACGGGCGAATTACGCGCCCACGAAACGCAAGGCGGGGGCTCGATGGGGAGGGGATTGCCGGCGTGAGCAGCCCAGCCTGCTCGCCTGATTTTATCCGCTACGTCGCTGAGACGTACCGCGATGATCTGACCGGCTATCGCCAGGACATTCTTGGGCGAAAGCCGAACCCGTCGACCGTCGAGCTCGAGCGATCAATCGTCGAAAACAAGCGGACGGCCGCCGGCACTGGTCACGGCATCGGCAAGACGGCGCTCGGCGCCGACGCGATCCACTGGTTCATATCGACCCGGCCGCACCCTGCGATCGTCGCGACCGCGAACACGGAGCCGCAGCTTCGGACCAAGCTCTGGCGCGAGCTCGCCAAGGTCAATCAGCAGGCGAAGAACGGCGAGTGGTTCGAGTGGAAGCAGTCGACCTTCACGATGTTCAACGACCCGACGGCTCAAGCAGTCGCTCTCGCGTGGTCCGAGGACAACCCGTCGGCGTTCGCCGGGACCCACGAACAGCATGTTCTCGGCATCTTCGACGAAGCGTCCGAAATAGCCCGGTCGATCTTCAACGTATTCGCCGGCGCGATGACTACGCCAGGCGCACGCTGGCTCTTGCTCGGCAACAGCACGTCGAACGAAGGATATTTCTACGACGCGGTGCACGGCAAGTTCAAAGCCCGCAAGCCGGGCGACCTGCAGCGCGGCATGTGGAATTCGTTCGTCATCCCCTCGACCGCTTCGCCGTTCGTCGACCCGCAATGGGTCGAGGACATGAAGATCCAGCACGGCGAGGACAGCGACGAGTATCGCGTCCGCGTACTCGGGCTCCCGCCGCGGACCGATGCGCAGCAGTTCATCTCGCGAGAGTTCGTCCTCAAGGCGATGGATCGCCGGGTAGAAACGTTCCACCGCTGGCCGCTGATCTTGGGCTGCGACGTCGGCCGCGGCGATCGTTCGGTCATGCTGCCGCGCCGCGGGCGCAAGGTGCTGCCGAACGTGCAGGTTTTCACCGGCGAGCGGACGATGGATTTCGCCCAGCGGATCGCGAACGAAATTCGGCTGTACCGCGAAGAGCATGACCTGAAGGCCCAGGTCATCATCGAAGAGCTCGGCATGGGCGTCGGCGTCGTCGAGACGCTCGAGGACATGGGCTTCGCCGAACAGGTGTGGGGCGTGAACACGGGAGGCTCCCCGAGTGAGGGCGGCCGCGAGCTCTATACCAACCTGCGCTGCGAAATGTGGGGGGAGCTGCGAACATGGCTCGAGGGCAATGTTGAGCTACCGAACATGCCTGACCTGCTGGATGATCTTGTGGTCATCAAGCGCAAACCTAATGCGAACGGCAAGCTGCGCCTCGAGACGAAGGACGAGATGCGCCGCCGTGGGGTACGCTCACCTGATCTTGGTGACGCTCTTGCCCTGACGTTCGCCGTTCCCTTCGACCTGCTCCCCGACCGCAAGGCCCAGCGCGACGATGCCTGGGCTCCCGGCAACCAACCGGTCCCCTCCGGTCAGACATGGATGAGCTTCTGACATGGCGAGCGACCCGAACCTGACCGACCTCGGCACCAACCCGCAGGAGGCCGACTCCGCGCAGTCGCCCGAACAAAAGCCGGTCGGGATCTATTACCTGCCCGACGATCGGCTGGTCGCGAAGCTGCGGTCCTGGCTCAAGATTGCCGTCGACCATCACTCGAAGCGGCGCAAGGAGCGCGAGACGGAATGGGCCGCGCTCGCCAACGACCAGTGGGAAGAGGGCGATCGCACCCGCATGTCGGGGCAAAAGCGGACGGTGCTGACGCTGAACCTGCTGCAGACGATGATCGCGGCAGTCGAAGGCGAAGAGCGCACGAACCGGCAGGACATCAAATTCTACGGCGAGGAAGAAGGCGACGATAACGCCGCGGCCGGCTGGAACCGCCTCCTCAAGTGGGTCATGGACCAGTGCGGCGGCGAGTTCGAATTGTCCGCTCAGTTCCGCTCCGGCGTGTCGGTCGGCGAGGGCTGGGTTGTTCCCGACGTCGACTTCTTCGCGGATCCCGACGGGCTCATCAAGGCGTGCTTCGTCGACGAAGACGAGATGTACGTCGACCCTCAGTCCGTCGACCCGACCGCAGCTGACGCGCGCTACATGTTCCGCGCGCAGATGCAGGACGAGGACGAGATTGAAGGTCGCTGGCCGGGGGCGATCGACAAGCTCAAGTCGACGATGCTCGAGATGGAGCCCGGCACCGAGACCGACGGCAAGGGCTACAAGGACATCTATCTCGCGCCCGGCGGCACGGATGGGCCGAAGATCCTCGACGGCGCCAAGAAGCAGTGGATGATCGTCGAAGCGTGGTGGACGCAGATCGAGCCCGGCGTCGTCGTGCTGAATGAGCAGACCGGCGAGCTCGACGAAGTCATGCCCGACGAATTCGAGCAGATGAAGGCCGATCGTCAGACCGCCCAGGTTTCGTGGCTGCGGCAGAAGATGAACCCGCAGATGGTCCAGACGCCGCTCGGCGTCGCACCGATGGACCCGGGGCCGATGCCGCCGCCGCTGCAGAGCAAGGAGCGGCCGCTCCGGCGCTTCTACCAGGCGTTCTTCTGCGGCGATCAGCTCATCGAAAAGCGCTGCTGCGAAATCAAGAAGCTGCGCCGCTACCCGTACGTCCGGTTCGGCGCGATGTACGACAAGAAAAAGCGCTGCTGGTACGGCCTGCTGCTGACCGGGATGGACATCCAGCGTCAGCACAACGTCGAACAGTCGGCGATCATCCAGCTAATCCAACAGATGCCGCACGCGTCATGGATGGGCCCGAAGGGCAGCTACCACAACAAGAACGAATGGGAGCAGAAGCTCGCTCAGCCGGGCAAGCTGCTCGAATACAACGCGACCCGCGGCAAGCCGGAGCAGATCGACACACCGGCGGTTCCGCGCCACCTGGTCGAGCTCGCCATGTCGCGGCCACAGCAGCTGCGCGAAATCACCGGCATCAACACGGAGATGACCGGGCAGCGCACGCCCGACGCCGGCGTCGTGATGGAGATGCGGAAGAAGGCGGCGACGACCGTGCTGGCGCCGCTCTTCGACAATTTCCGCCGGGCGAAGCTGGAATTCGGAAAGGTGCTGCTCTGCTACATGCAGACGTACATCAAGCCCGGCCGCCGCCTCCGCGTAATCGGCGAGGGCAAGGCCGGCTGGGTCATCGCGACCGAGCAGATGGTCGACGGCCGCTTCGACCTTAAAGTCGAAGAGACGAATTCCTCGATCAACGACCGGCTCGAGACGCTCACCGTCATGCAGACAACGTTGCCGCAGATGCTGCAGGCGGGCGTGCCGATCCCGCCCGAATTCGTCGACCTGTTGCCGATGAACCCTGACATTCGCGACGCAATGAAACGCCTCATCTCGTGGTCGCTGACCGTCAACAACTTGCTTCCGCCGCCCGACTGGCAACCAGGGATGCCCGCCGTCGCACCGGCTGCGCCACTTCCACCACCCGCCGGCTCCCCGCCGCCACAGTAGAGGACCGTACCCATGCCCAAAGGACCGTTTGACGACGAATTGACCCCCGAAGAGGAGGCGCTGATCCAGAACGACACGGCACTCCCGCCGGACGCCGAAACCGACGAAGAGAACAGCGTCGATCGCGCCGTCGAAGAGGCCGCAGCTCCGTCCGCCATTCCGCCGAAGGAAGGGGAGCAGCCCCCCGCCGAGGAGGAGCCCAAGCCCGGCGAGCCTGCGGCCCAGCAACCGCCAGCCGACACCGCGCCGACGCAGGAGGAAATCGACGCCGACGAGAAGGCGCTCCGCGAATTCCTCGAGAAGCACAAGGACAAGACGCCTGAGGAAATCGCGAGGCTCGCGGTCCAGCAGAGCAAGCGGGCTAACCGGGCCGAGCAGCAGAATCGTGCGGTGCGGGAACGGGTCGGCGCGCTCGCCGAACGCGCGCGGCAGGCGCAGGAGGCCCGCCAGCAGGTTCATTCCAGCATCCCTGAGATGAAGGCGAAGTTTCGCGAGAAGCTCGCCACGGATCCTGACGGCGCCGTCGCTGAGCTGTTCGACGCTCTCGCCGACCAGCGGCTGCAACAGGCTGACGACGAAGTCACCGCGGCCCGGATCGACGAAGCGATCGTCTTCGCCGACGCGCATATTCCGAATTTCAGCGAGCAGTGGCCGGGGATGCACGGCCTGGCGAGGGAAGTCGGCTACAGCGACGAAGAGCTGAATGCGATCGACGATCCGCGACCGCTCATCATCCTCAGCCTAGCGAACCACACGGCGCGGCTGATGAAAGCCGGCATCATGGACCGGATGGGCAACATCGTGAACGCTCCACAGGTCGAAGCTCAGCCGC